CTTCCTCCCGATGGAGACGCAGAAGTATGTCGCCAAGGGACGCCTGATTGCCGAAGGTCTGAAGGGGTCGCCAGGGGGCCGCCAGCAAGTCGAGGGCGCTGAGCCTAAGCCGGGCGAGGAACAGACCACAGCGGGCCTCCAGGGCTCCCCAGAGTGGGAGACGGAGCGCCAAGGACTTCTCGACAAAGCTCGCGCGGCGGAGAACGACAAGGCCGATGAAGAACAGAAGGCGTGGGACCAAGCCGCCAAGGACGCCGGGGCCGAGGGTGAGGAGCCTCCTCCCGCCGCCGGTAAGCCGCAAGACTGGCTCGACAAGATCGGTGAGCAAGTGGCGGACCCCCGCCCACAAGGCGAGGGCCTGCTGAACCCCGACCGCCTCTATCGCCAATGGCTCGATGACCGCGGCCCCGCGAAGGCCGTAGACGCTTCGCTCACCCAGTACGGCTTCGATCCCCGCAAGGACTTGGGCCTCACTGACATGCTTACCTACGCCCGCGCCGCCAATGGCCGGGCCGCCGCCATGATGAAGTGGGGCGCGTTCGATCCGCAGACCGGGCAACCGATAGGCGGCCCCTCCATGCAGAGCGCCTTCGAGACGGCGAAGAAGGACAGCGGCGACCGGAGCTATCAGAACTGGGAACGGTACATGCTGGCCAAGCGGGCGATCCCCCGCGAGGAACAGGGTATCAAGACCGGCCTCTCTATGCCCGAAGCGAAGGCTATCGATCAGAGCCCCGAGCTGGAGAAGAAGTACGGCCCAGCCACCTCTCAGCTCAACTACTTCATGCACAACACGGTCCTGGGCTACGCCAAGGAGCGCGGCCTCTACAGCCCCGAGCAAGTCGAAGCGATCACCGCGGCTGACCCGATCTATATTTCCATGCAGCGCGCCGTCGAGAACCCTCGTGCGGTAGGCGCGGCCAAGGGCTTCACCGCCCAGCAGCTCGCCAAGATGAAGGGCTCTGACAAGCTTCTCGCGAGCCCCCTGGAAAGCACCATGTGGGACGCGGCGCGCACCATCGCCAATGCCGACCGGAACCACGCAATCGGCTACCTCGTAGACCTCGCTGAGAAGGGGATGCTCCCCGAGGAACTTGGCGTCAAGAAGGTGGGTGAGGCCGAGGCCAGCGCGGACCCGAAGGACCTCACCGACCCCGAGGCCCAGAGCGCGGACTACCGCGTCGAGAAGAACCAGTTTGCCTTCTTCCGTGACGGCGTGAAGGAGGTCTGGGAAACCAAGGACCCCGAGTTCGCGACGATGCTTAAGGGCGTAGCCAGCCGGAGCGAGGCTGAACTCCTCGACCGGACTATGACCACGTTCGCCCGCATCGCCCGCTCGGGCATCTCTGGGGCCATCGACTTCCCCCTGCGCGTCATTGGCTTCCACCAGCTCCAGAACTTCGTCACGAGCCCTGACCATCCGCTCCCCTATCTCACCTGGGGTCGGGGCATGTTCGACGCCATGAAGATCACGGACAACTACAAGACGGCCATGTTCAACGGGGCTCTTAATTCATCCGCCGCGGACTTCAACATCGACACCCTTCACGACAATATGGCTAAGGTATTCCAAGACACGGGCGTCAGCTCGCGTCTGATGAACGCTGTACCGGACGCGATCCACCTTTCCGCTATCATTCATGCCCGCCTCGACGCCGCGGCGCGCATTGGTAACATCAAGGTTCTGGAGAGCAAGGGCATTGGCCCGGTAAAAGCCTCTCTCCGTTCTAAATCCGAGCTTCTCGACTTCACACAGCATGGGACCTCCGAGGTCGTCAATATGATGGCTCGGTGGACCCCCTTCCTCCAGGGTCGGATGCTCGGCACAGAGAACTGGGTCGGCGCGGTGGGCAAGCGTCCGCTCTCAACCTCCATCGCCCTCGGTATGGGCGTCATGGCTCCCGCCATCCTCCTCGGCGTCCTGGCCCAATGGCAGGACAAGACCCTACCTCCGGAGCGCCGCCTAGATCAGTACGATCCTCGCCTTCGCGACACGCACTTCATCACGCCGGAGATCGGGGGCCAACGCTTCATGATGCCGCTGATGCCCGTCCTGGGAAACCTCGTGGCCGGGCCGGTGTGGCGCACCCTCGACAAGATGCAAGGCGATGATCCTGAGAGCTACGGCAAGTGGGCTGAGCGGATGCTCGGGGACTTCCTCGACGTCGTACCGCCCGCTATCCGCCCAGTGGTGGAGCAAGCGACGAACCATAGCTTCTTCACCGGCAAGCCCCTGGTCCCGTCGTCGATGCACGGCGTTTCGCCCTACCTGCAACACACCGAGAGCACGACCAAGCCCGCCATCGCCCTCTCCAAGCTCCTCGGGGACAACACGCCCCTGCACATGAGCCCTATCGTCATGGAGAACTACGCCCAGGCGTGGTCCGGCCCCCTGGGGATGATGGCTCTCCACGCCGTCAATGCGCCCTTCAAGGACCCCGGCCCGCCGAGCGAGCTGGGGGATATTCCCTTCGTCAAGGCGTTCGCCCCGTTGCACCCCCGCGAGAACGCCTACTCGATCCAGAACTTCTACGACAAGGAGCAGCAGTTCGCCCAGGCCCACAACGACTACGCCCTGGCGACCAAGCGGCTGAGCGCGGGCGAGCCCGGCGCTATCGACGATCTGAGGACCGCAGCAAAGAACCCCGAAGCGTTCGTCTCGCTGGCCTACGTGTCCAACCAAATCCGCGTCCAGCACATGCTCCTCCTCGGCGTCTATAAGGACACGACAATGAACCGGGACGAGAAGATGCAACGGATCAGCTCGATCTATCAGTCGATGATCCAGGCGTCTCAGAATGGCTTGCATCTCATGAAGACCATGAACGACAACACGGCGAACCGCGCGCCCGTCGACGACCAGAGCGAGGCCCAGTAATGGCGGCTCCTCCGAACATTCAGGTCCGCGGCATCCGTCAGACCCTACCGGCGGGCTATATCCTCGGAAGGCAGACCGGCGCGGGCTCCGGCCCTCCCCAGCTCCTTAGCCTCCACGGCCTGAACCAGCTTGGCGTGGCGACTCACTCCACCGTGGCTGCCGCAGTGAGTTCGGCTGTACCTAGCCCCGATCCGGCCAACACCGTCTTCGCCGGGCCTACCTCTGGGGGCTCCGCTCCCCCAACCTTCCGTGCCTTGGTAGCTGCTGACATTCCTTCCGCCCCCAAGTGGACTACGGCCAGGACGCTCTCCTTCACTGGGGACGCTGCGGGTTCAGGCTCCGTGGATGGTAGTGCAAATGTCGCTACAACCCTGACTTTGGCCACCGTGAACTCGAACATCGGGACCTTTGGTGGGTCGACCGCCATCCCGGTCATAACGGTCAATGCTAAGGGCCTCATCACTTCTGTATCGACCTCTGGGGTTTCCGCTGGCACTACGTCAACCTACTTCGGGGCGGTTAACCCGACGACGTTTCATAACCTCGGCGACCTCTATTTCAATGATGCGAACTCCCCTACTTCTGCCGCCGGGTTTGTACAAGACGTTGTGTCTATGCCCGCGGTCCCGGCATTCGTTCAAGCGAATGTCGTTTCTGAGAATACCGGCGCAACTATCGTCCCCCAACTGTCATCCACGCCGACTGTTGGCAACCTCGTTCTTGCCTTCGTCACTAGCACGAGTAACTCGCTAGGCACGGGTACCGGGTGGACGTCTATAGGTACCCCAAACTCCGGTACGAGTATCAATGCTTGCCAAGGGTTCTATAGGTACGTCCAGGCGGGCGACACTGCGACCTACCCGTCTATTACTATCGGTGGCGCGAGCCGTGCAGATTGCATTACCGCGGAGTACAGCGGCGTCGCCACGCCCTTCTCTAGCGCTCTTGATCTCTACGAGACGGGAACTACTACCCCGACGACTTCTCAGACGACAATGGTGTCCAACGAACTTGCGGTCATCTATGCTAGTGGGGCCTTCTTTGCGTTCACCACTCCGTCTATGTCAGGCACGGGAATAACTCAGGACCTCGCGGCTTCAAATACGTACCCGGAGGTCATAGGGCACGGCGTATACGCAACCGCGGGCGCTACTGTCCAAGCGACCCTGACCAATGCCCCCGTCTATATACAACTACTTCTAAAGCCGGGCACGTCTAGCCCAACCCCCACATGGGTACCCTTCTCCGCCGCCACCTCTGGTTCTGCGGCCAAGTGGACTACGGCCAGGACACTGAGTTACACCGGAGACGCTACCGGGTCAGGCTCCGTAGATGGCAGTGCGAACGTAGCTACTACCCTAACCTTGGCCACCGTGAACTCAAACGTCGGGACCTTCGGTGGTGGGACAAACGCCGCCCAGGTCACTGTCAATGGTAAAGGTCTGGTAACAGCGGCAGCTTCTGTAGCTATACCGCAAGGCACCGTCACGTCCGTCGCCCTATCCGCCCCCGCCGAGTTCACTGTCTCCGGCTCGCCCGTCACCGGCTCGGGCACCCTGACCTTCACCAAGGCCAATCAGAACGCTAACCTCGTCTACGCCGGGCCTAGCTCGGGCGGAGCCGCTGCACCCACCTTCCGTAGCCTCGTGGCCGCGGACATCCCTAGCCTGTCTGGGACCTACCTAACTAAAGCGAACAACCTCTCCGACGTGAACAGCGTATCCACGTCTTTGACCAACCTGACCGCGGTTAGCTATGCGGTTCAGGCGCTGACTATGGCCCAAGGCGTTCAAGTCCAGAACAATGTGGGCATCGTCAATTCTACCCTGAACAATATCAGCATCGGGGCAAGCGCCCTCGCTACCAACACCACTGGAAATGCTAACGTCGCCCTGGGTACCGACGCCCTGGTGATGAACACGACGGGCATGGAGAACGTGGCTATCGGATATTTCTGTTCGTACTCCATGACTACCGGGTCCTACAATGTGGGGATCGGCGGCGGTGCATTGCAGTCTGTAACCACGGCCAATGGCAACGTTGGGGTAGGTCTTCAAACCCTGATCAACTGCACGACCGGCTATGAAAATATGGCTTTGGGTCCGCTCGCTGGGTACAATGTCACTACGGGCGCTACAAACGCGTTCATTGGTTTCCAGGCTGGGCTCAACGTCACCACCGGGAACAATAACGTCTGCATAGGGAACACCGCTCAGCCCGCCTCCGCTACCGCGAGTGGGCAGTTATCCATCCAGAATATCATTTACGGCATAAACAATTCCGGTACTGGTTCCACTGTCTCTACAGGACAAATCGGGATCGGCACCGCGGCCCCGACTGTCACATTCGACGTGGCCGGGCCTATGCGGTCGGAGACTACGACGGTAGCTTCCTTGCCCGCGGCGGCTACAGCAGCGGCGGGGGCCTTCACCTTCGTTTCCGACGCCCTAGCGCCCGCCTTGGGAAGTGCGGTTACCGGGGGCGGCGCAGTCGTCGCGGGCGTCTATAGCAATGGTTCGTCCTGGCTCGTACATACGGGCGGTAGCGCATCAACCGCTACTAAATGGGCTACGGCCAGGACGCTTAGCTTCACTGGGGACGCTACGGGTTCAGGCTCCGTAGATGGTAGTGCGAACGTAGCTACAGCCCTGACCTTGGCCACTGTGAACTCTAACGTCGGGACCTTCGGGGACAGTACGCATGTTGCGCAAGTCACGGTAAATGCCAATGGCCTCGTGACTGCTGCGTCTAGCGTGGCTATCACGGGCACCCTGGGCGCTACGACAACGGTGTCCGGGCTCCCTTCGGCGGCTACCGCCGGGTCCGGGGCTCGGGCCGCCGTGACTGACGCTCTTACCCCTCTTATCGGGTGCGCGGTCGTGGGGGCGGGTGCGGTCGTGGCGACGGTCTATAGCAACGGGACGACGTGGCTCGTCGAGAGTTGCCCGCCGCTCGTCACGACTGTGGCCGGGCTCCCTGCGTCAGCCACGGCGAACAAAGGCGCAAGAGCCATTGTCACGGACCAGTTGTCCCCCGTTACCGCCCTCAACACCACCCCGGTGGGGGGCGGCTCTAATATTCTCCCCGTCTACAGTACGGGAGCCGGTTGGAAATCGGGATAGCCTGTGCTAGGGTAAAGTTCCTATAATCCTTGCAAGGACTCCCCATGTCTTATCTCTCCCAAGCGGAGCATTCCATCGAGAACTCCGTAGCCCAGGCGTTCGCCAACACCATCGCTTTCCTTGAGCATAACTCCAGCCCGACGACCGCCGCAACCGTGGCAGGTTCAGCCGCAACCGTGAACGTGGCTGCTGAAGCCGCCGTCGCCCAAGCGAAGACCTCGATCTCCACCGTCGCCTCGACTGTCGAGAACGCTCTCGCCGCCGTTGTCACGCCCCTGGCTGACGACGTGGTGGTCTATCTCCTGTCGAAAGTCCCCGGTGGCGTTCTCGTCGCTGGCCCGGCTGAAGACCTCGTGAACGCCGTCATCTCTAAGCTGACTGCGCTCATCCCCGCCACCCACTAAGGCGCGAGGTTGGCGTGCCGGATAACTCGATCCATCAAACGGTCGTCCTGCACGCCGTAGACGCTATCTCGGCGGGAGCTATCCTCGGCGCATTTGCTGGGATGCTCCCGCCACTAGCCGCTTTTGTAGCGGTCATCTGGTACGCCATTCAGATTTATGAGAGCCACACGATCCAGAAATGGTTTCGGCTCTGGCGGCTTCGGCTCCGCAAGGCTCGCATGATCGACCGGATCAACAGCCGACATCTCACACACGTTGCGTCTACCCTGGTAACAGTCCCGTTGCCCCGGCATCGCATCTTCCGCCGACATAGAAAGGTCCACCCTCCTCATGTCCCTGGCATCGACTGACCTCACGCGAGGTCTACGCAATAACAACCCCGGCAACATGGACTTCAACCTCCATAATCACCCATGGCAAGGCGAAATCCGCCCCAGCCAGGACCCGCGCTTCTGTCAGTTTGACACGATGGAGAATGGCGTGCGCGCCTTGGCCAAGCAGCTCCTGATCTATCACGAGCGTCACTCCTGCAACACCGTCGCTCAGGTCATCAACCGCTGGGCTCCGCCAGTCGAGAACATCACCTCGGCCTACGTCACCGACGTAGCGGCCTTCTGCTATGCCGGGCCGGATGACCTATACGACTTCAAGCATGGCGCTCCCCTTGGCCGCCTCGTCCGCGGCATCATCAACCACGAGAACGGTAAGGCCACGAGCGAGCAATACGTCTCCTCGGCGGTCCTCGCTCTCGGCGTCCAGGCGGCGATGTCATGAGCCTCAACCTCAATCTCCTCGGCCCCTTCGTCCGGTCGGTCCTGGGTATCCCGAGCATGGCCACGTTCACGATGATTGGGGCCGGTGTAGCCGTCCTCACCCTCGCGGCGGGCACGGGCTACGCGGGCTACCACATGGCCAGCGTGATCGACCAGGGCCGCTACAACGCCCTCCTCCTGGCTGAGAGCAAGGCGCGGGCCGAGAGCCTGAACCAAGTCGTCCACGTCACCACCGTCCAGAGCCACCTCGCCCTCAAGGCCGCGTCCGATGAAGCTACCCACCAGCAACAGATCGCGGTCCAGGCCGCCATCACTGAAACGGAAACCCCGAACTATGTCTCTGCTCAGATCGATCCTACTCGCTGCATCACTTATGGTTTGGTCAGGTTGCTCGACGCAGCCGTCCTCGGGGTTGATCCGTCTACCCTCCCCCTCCCTTCCGGCCAATCTAACCTCTCCTGCACGGCCCTTACACCCGCTGATCTGGCAAGGTCCGTCGTCTCCAACTACGCCGCGGCCAACGCCAACGCCGAACAGCTAGACGCTCTAGAGGTCGCCTTGGCCCAGCAGGAAGCCGCTGAGGCCCCTTCGACCAAGTAGGCGCTACTCGGCGTCCTCTGCATACAAAGAAGCCCCAGGAGCGATCCTGGGGCTTTTCTCGTATCTAAGATGCACGATAATCAACCAGTGTGGCGTTGGATTTCCCGGTTGATGTACCATACGCTCTTTTTCAGGTCCTCGACCGTATGGCCCTTCTGGCCAGCCCGCCACAGGTATTTGATGGCGTTGCCGACGTTGAAGCCCATGTGCTCCGTGATCGTAATGCACTCTACGCCGGACGGATGGCTAGTGTAGTGGGGCGGATGGTTCACGAGGTCGACCGGGGCCTTCTGGCACTCAGCCTTCGGGGTGCTGCTCCCTGTGTCGTCAGGACAGAACGCCATGTCAAATTCCTTTCCAAGTGAGCCACTCCGCGGGAGAGGCGGAGGGGCTAAGGTCGCGCTTGTCTTCGAGGAAGACTTGCCAATGCGTAGTGAGGCCGTGCTTGGGATGAACGAACCACAAGGCTTGAGAGGGGCGGGAATAGGGAGCCCGAAGAAACAGGCGAGCATACTCATCGTAACCCTTCAGACAGTTGTTGACGATCAGACCGGGCAACGTGATGTATTGGTGCCAGTGCCCGATGATGAGGGTATCGAAGTCTCGTCCAATCTGTGCCTCGGAGTTGAACGTCTTGATCCGGCCACGCATAATAGGGCCAAGAGCGCCGATAATACCATCGCCGCCACGTACGCCGAGACTGTCTCCATGCGTGAGTAAGAAACGATGGTCGTATACTTTGAACGCCGCATCTGACTGGTCCGGTATCATGAATTGAACGCGCTTGTCCCTGCGGAAGTAGCGTTCTAGGTTGACATAGATATTCCATTCGTGGGACGTCCAGACCCGGCCTTTAGCGCGAGACTTATGTGTGGACCGCCCATGGTTCCCGACGACGCATGGCACGAACACACGACCGAAAGCATCAGCCATCCGCTCAAGCCCAGCAGCAATAAGGTCCGTGAGTTCGTTGATGCATTGCTGCGGCGTACGCTCGTTCGTAGCCAAGAGTTCTTCATGAATGTCTCCTGAGATCATGTCGCCGCCCAGGCACACGACGATGCCGGGGTATTTGGCGGGGGCTGCGCCCATGTGATTGAAGCAGAGGTCGATGGTGGTGTCGACCAGCTTGGTGATCCGCTCGGCGGCGATGGTCGCGTTGAAGGAATTGACGTGGCCGACTTCCTCGGGGCGCACGACCTCGCCGTAGTGCCAGTCCGACCACATGGTCATTGGGACGCCGCGCTCACCGATGCCGTTCTTTTTAGCGATCCATGAGGGCGGCTCCGGCGTCCTAGATGAGAGGCCATATATCTCCCGGCGGATCGCTTCGGCGCTATCGCGCTCGATGGCCAGGGCCTTGAGGTCCTTCTGAGCCGCCGCCAGGGCGAGCTTCAGCTTGGCGTGCTTGTCGACGATGGGGCTCTCAGCAGTCAGGCCGCGGGCTCGCGCCTGGGCTACGATCAGCTTGCCGTAGTCCGGCCCTTTGCCTTGGCTCGCGCTGGCCTTGGTGACGCTGGGGAAGTTGGGGATAATGCGGAGGAACTCGACGATCTCTGCGTCGGTTGTACGGTCGCCCATGTGCTCGGGTCCTTAGTGAATGTATCCTCCGCGAACCGGAGTAAGCAGAAGGCGTCGGCCTCGTGCTCATTGTCGCCTTGATAACCCATTGTCATCGCAGCCATTGTCATCTCATTCTTATCAGCCTTTCCATTCCCAGTCGAGTGTTTCTTCACTTCGCCTGGGCTCATGTCCAGCACGGCGCAGCCCTTGCCGAAGACGGCCTCGATCAGCCCGGCTATGCCCCACAGGCAACGGGTAGCATCCGCCCCACGGACGAAGGGCCGCTCGTACACCACGACGTCCGGGAGGGCTTCCTGCTTCTCCAGCATATCGTATAGCGCCTTAAGCCAGCTAAGGGTCTGTACACTGCGTTCTATCCGCGTTCCCTTGGCGACTAGATGGCGACACCAGACGCTGTCGATGTTCGTGGCGAAGGCCATATTCGCACCGAGGTCGAAGGCGATGATTTTCATTTACGATACCTGCTTCCCATCCAGCCTTCGGTGGCTACGGGGATGTTTAGAGCCTTGGCCCAATCGGACCGCTCACTCATGATCTCCTCCAGCTCCTTATAGTTAGCGCGGGAAGACCTAGGTTCTATAAGAAGCTCGTCGTGGGCAGTGAGGATAATAGGCAAACCAATCTCCTTCTCCACGCGGAACATAGCATCGACCAGTAGGTCGCGGGCTAGCCCTTGTACGACGTTCTCGGTCAGAAGGCCACCGAAAGCTTTGACCCGCTTGCGGACGTTGTTCTTCTTCGCCTCGTAGGTGAAGCCCGGCCTAATGTCCGTGGCATCCCAGGGCATAGCCTCGAAGGTCGGCTGCGGGTTGAAGTACCAGAGCTTGCGGCCAGAGGGGAGCCGGGCCGTGAGCCACAGGTCGCACTTCTCGTAGAGAACGCCATAGTCCTCATGAGCGAGGCCGGAGTGGACGGTGCGCGTGGCGGCGTTGTTCAGGCCACGCCATAGCTTCGGCACCTCGGGAGCCCAACTCTCCCGGTACGCCTTCACGACCGTCTGAGCGAACTCTAGGCTCTGGTCGGGGCAACCCCGCAGAAAGAACTTAGCCGCGCCCATCTGGAAGCCCAGGCCGAGGACGGCCCCCTTGCCTACGTGCCGCTCCGCCGCGTCAGCCTTGGTGATGGGTCGCCCGTAAATCTGCTCCGCCATGTCACAATAGACATCGGCCCCAGATGCAAGTAGCGATACTTTATCCCATTGTCCAGCAAGAGCGAGACAGACACGGGCCTCGATTGACGCGAAGTCCCCGGCGACCAGCTGATGGCCAGCACTCGCCGAGATAGCGTAACGCAGTGAGCTGACGATTGTCTCCACAGGTGGAGAGCCGGAAACGGATTGAACATGGTCTGGGTTCCCTGTGAGAATTGCGTCGATGAGACCTTGACGGTCCTCATCGGTCTTGATCCCCGTCAGCGTACCGCGGGGGAAATTCTGGGGTTGGAGGAGGCGGCCCGCCCAGCGCCCTGGCCCGGCCCCGTGGTACTGAAGGAGCCCGCGGGCGCGGCCATCGGCGCAGACGCAATGCTCCATGCGGACCAGCTTCTTGATCGCCGCCGAGCCGATGAGCTGGCGGATATGCAGGGCCTCGCGTACGTCATCGGGGAGGGAGCCCGAGTAGACGCCGATGTCCGAGAGAAGGTCAGCGAGGTCCTCCTCTGAGCTATCCACGTCCTCGCCCAGCATGGCGACGAGCGTCTCCTTCTGCATGTCCGGGATCGAGACGCCCTTGGCCAGAGCCCAAGCCTGGACCTTGGCCACCTGGGTCATCTTCAGTCCGCCGGTAAGCTCCGCAAATTTCTGACTGAGCGGCCCAATTGTTTTGTCAACCACGCTCTGTGCCGCGCGCACGAAGTCAAGGTCAAGGCGTACGCCCCGGTCGTTGATAGTCTGATCGAGCAGCCACACTTCGCGCTCTCCCGGAGGGAGCCATCCAATTCTCTTGTGAAGGGCGACTTGGCTGTCGATGTCTCTGAGGTTGTAGGCATAGATGCGCTCCATGAGTTCGGGCGTCCGCTCGGGATAGTTCCCTTTGCGGTCGGTGCGGGAGAGGGTGAGGACGGCCTTCGTACCCTCCGTGTCCTTCACCTGGGGGATGCGGAGTTGGGTCAGGACCATCTCCAGCTTCTGATCCAACGTGAGCATGGCGCACTTCGCCAAGGTGTCGGCCCAGCGTTCCGCCGGTAGCTCGGGCCAGCCGAACTGTTCGACCATGATCTTCTGCCAGATGGCGCGCTCGAAGCGGACATTATGGGCGACGAAGATGTAGGCCGGGTCCTCGGCTAGATCGAGCAGGGCGTCGGGAATGGGGAGGCCGGGGTGCCATAGCTCGCGACCCCCCGCGTCCGTCTCCCAAGCGATGCACAGAACTTCGGTCGTCGGATGCTCCGCATAGACATCGGCCCCGGACTTCTTCAAGTCGCAGGCGGAGGCCGTCTCGAAGTCAAGGACGATCCAGTGGGTCATCAGAAGTCGCTACCGTACCGCTCATAGCCGCCGGGTTGAGCGGGCGAGAAGGCCGTGTTCCGGCAAGTGATGGCGTAGTAGCTCACCGTCTCCTCCGCAGGGTAGGGGCCGCACGGGACCACGCTGGGCGCGGCGTGGATGACAAAGATTGGAGCCTCCGTCTTCAGGCGCTCGGCGCTGGTCAGCCGCACCTTCATCCCGGCGAAGTCGATCTCCGACATAGGATAGTCATGCACGCCCGTCTGAGCCTCGTAGGCGGACCCCTTCAAGGCGCTATAGAGCGCCCAGGCCCACTCACGGGCGGAGGGGAAGGTGAACTCAGCGACCATGCGGCCCGGCTCGAACCCGGCCTTGATGAGCTGGTCACGCTGGGCGTACAGGACGTTGCGGAAATCGGTCATGGTGTCCTCGGGGGAAAATGCGGGCCTTACACCCACCTGTCCGTTCTTTTAGCAGCCGGATTTCGCTAGGGCCTTACACCCACACCGTAGGTTTCTCGCACCTATAAGCACCTCGTGTGACCTAGAACTGTTCGTCCTGGGTCGGGTCGCTACCAGCGGTCGGGTCCTCTTCACTGAGGAGGCCGATGTAGCCGCTGAACTTCTCCGCCGACGTCTGGCCCCCGACGGGAACCTCGACGCCCTTGCGGCCCGTCGCCACGACCGCGTTCAAGTACGCCGTCACGCCATCGGGGTTATTGCCGACGCCATCGTAGGCGACAAACTTGACTTCGACGAACACGAGTTGGCCGCCCTTGAAGTGCTTGGAGGCCAAGGCACGCTTCTCGCCCGCATAGTCGACGATAGAGCCACCTTCGACGACACTCACCTGGGGCTCGTACTGAGTACGGGCCTTCAGGACAGTGAAGCCCTTGTAGAAGTCGCGCTTCTTGCCTTTCAGCTCCGCCTTGGCCGCCAGCTTGTCGCCGTTCGACCATGCGAATTGCAGCTCCTTCAGGTCACGACCGGGCCAGCGTTCCTTCGCGACCTCAAACGCTTTCGCGCTGATGGCCTTGTAGTCGTCGCTGCCGGGGGTGAGGAGGAAGTCGCCGCTATACTTCGGTTCGCCGGAGGTCTTGCCGTTGATGGAGACGGCCTTCGCTTGGAACAGGTTGAGGTATACGCCGGGCACGGGGCCGAACTTAACGACGCCGTGGTTTGGGTCTTTCTTCGTTTCGATAGCCATGACTGGCTCCTTCTGTCCCGCTTGCGGGAGGGGTTATACCGGGGTTCCCGGTGTCGTCCTTAGTGGGCCGTTTGAGGGCCGGTGTCAAGGCGCTCGAACTCGACCCGCTCCTTGAACTGCGCGCCGTCCAGGCCCAGGAGCAGGGTGATCTTGGCGATGTAGTCCGCCGCGAGATCGTACTGGATCGCCTTCACCTGCTCCAGCAGGGCGTCAGGTATCTCCAGGGGGTAGGCGATCCCCTCATTGTGAATGTCCCGGTCCCCTGGCCGGTCTGAGGGGGACGTGTCCATCACCTCAAGCCAGAACCTGATCTGTCCACGCATATCATTCCTCCGGCGGCAATGCCGCGATAGCGTCTGCGAAGCTCTCCGAGGGGGGCTTCACGGTGATCTTCTCCTTCGACTTGGCCTCGCTGTCCAGGGCCACGGTCAGCCCCGTCTCGGGCTTGTAGCCGAACTCCTTGGCGAACGCCTTGCCTTCCTTGCCGAGCTTCTCGATCTCGGGGACCGACTTCAGCTCTGGCTTAGAGAAGGCTTCAGCGCCAAGGCGGCCAGAGGCGATCTCCCCAATCGGATATGTCTTCCCCTCGTCGTCCGTGACGTTCTGCTTGAAGACCCGGTTCGCCCGCTTCGGGGTGAGGTAGGTCCCCGGCACGACAGATCCGGTGGAGAGGCGTCGGAACGTCTCGTCCTTCAAAGCCTTCACGTAGAAGTCGACGGCCTGGAGGTACTGATAGCTGCGGCCCAGGCTCTCGTCCGAAATGTGGATGACCTCCTTCGGATTGTAGGTCGACGCCGCCTTGAACAAGGAGGTGAGCATCGGGCACACTAGCTTCGCCGGGCAAAACCGGCACCAGGGGCCAGCGTCGAGGGTCTTGTCGTACTCCGTCCTGGCCATAGCGGGGACCAGGGTGTCGTTGACCCACTCCTTGATCGCGCCGACAGTCGTGAACCACTCCCGCACCGGCTCCAGATAGCCGCGGGGTTGGACGATACGGAGGCGCACGAGGTGGTCATCAGGGAAGGTCACGATCCCAGCCCGTTCTAGGCCATCGATCAGGCCGAAAGCGTAATACTTTTCCTGGGGGTTGTCCTCCACGTCGACCATGATCCCCATACCCATTTTCAGGTCGGTGACGTCGAGGAAGGCTTCCTTGCCTTGCACGTCGGCGGCGAAGTCAAGCGTGCCATAGAAGTTCGCGTGAACCGGCGAGGATACCGCCGTCTCGATATAGAAGTGCCCCATCGTTTCGACGGCGAGGTCGATGCTCGGGCGCACGGCGTCGAGGTATACTTGGACCGCAGTCGCCATCTCGTCGTCAATCACCAGCCCGAAGAAGGTCATTCCGACCAGCTCCCAGGCGTCGAGGCCATGGATCAGGGCGTGGGCCGCAGCCTCGTGGCCAGCCGTACCCTCGCGGCGATACTCGGGCTCGTCCGTCTCAGGGAGCTCAAGCTCATTGAGGAGAGCCACCGAGCCTGGGCACTGGAGCCATCTCTCCGCCCCTGATGCGCCGAGGAGGGAGTGGGCTGGGCGTTCTGCTTCGTCAGTCATAGCTATCTCCAGAAAAGGTATCGGCGTCAGGGCTTATACCTGCACATTAAGCGGCTCCGCGTGCACCGATGATAGCTTAAGCCTTTTTCCCGAAATTACGGTCCTGTATCTCTCGGGCCTCGGGGGATGTCCCGTAGTTCAAGAGCCAGTGGTTCCGGCTATGGCCTTCAGGCAATTGTAGGATAAGTGCTTCTGCTCTTACCCGACAATCCCGTCCCGAGCTTATCTCCTTCGGGATAAGGCGTTCCACGAGTTCTGCTCTAGTTTCGGTCATAGCTTACGCCTTCTTCAGTGCGACCAGCTTCACGAGGAACGCGGCGCGGTCCTCTTGCTTGATCTGGCGGAGCTGGCCCGGCGGCGCGATGAACTCAGCGATGGTCGTGCGGATGGCGACCGGGTTGGCGATCTCCCGGTTCTTCTTCTGCACGGCGTCGTTCAGGTCGGCGTCGGTAATTGTGGCGACAGGCTCCAGGGCGTCGAAGTCTTCTAGCCCGGTGAAGTCCTCTTCGATAGCCGCATCTAGAGCGGCGTCACCTTCAGCTAGGAGCGTAGGGTCCGCGCCCTCGCGACCGGCATCCTTACCCGCTTGAGCCGCAATCAGATCAGCCTCGATCTCGGCCTTCGTCCGGCGGGTCCGCTTGGTAGGTTCCGCGGTCGAAGATCGTATCTCAGTCTCCGAAGGCAGCGGGGCCTTGTTCACGCCGTCGCCAGTCGTAATGCTGTACTTCGGGGCGACAGCCCGGCCCAGGAAGTGATCGCCCGCACGTTGAAGCGTAGCGATGGCGCTAGCGAGAGCCTCGTCTACGTTGTCGAAGTCTATGACGTTAGCGCTCAGGTCATACAGCTTAGATGGGGCGTAGTCGCCAGTCTTTATGCCGTCGCTGATGCGTACTGTGATAGCTTGTATGGTCATTACACTCTCCTATCTAGGGCTTTGAAAACAGTCTGGCCTTTTCTAAGGGCTTTGGCAAGGATTTTTTCACTGAAACTATCCCTAGCTACGCAGAAGTCAATACTTACCGCGCCTAGCTGGCCGCCCCGGTCGATCCGGTCGACGGCTTGTTGGTTGTTGCCATGCACCCAGTCGGGCTCTGCGAAGACGCCCTTGTCCGTGGCGTGCTGGAGCCCATCCGTGCCGGTCCCGATGGCCAGGAGCTGACCCAAGAAGATGCGCTTCTTGCCTACCGCGAACTCATCCACGCGAGCCTGCTTCTTCTCCGGCCCAACGGACCCGTCGACCACGATCACCCCATACCGGCGGAGCTTCTCCTCCAGAAAGGTGATGACGCTCTTGTGGTAGGCGTATAGGAGGAGCTTCTCCTGGCCGCCGTCGAGGATCATGGCGACATAATCGGCCACCAGGGGCGCGAGGGCCTCGCCCATCATGCGGCGCACCGTGGCGATGGCCCCCAGCGTGGCCCCATCGGTCCCGCTCAGGTCCTCGGGGTCGATGTCCAGCATACTCTCGGCCTTCAGCGCCGCCCGCACCGCGCCCGTCTCCTCCATATGCACGATGTCGAAGATGGGGAGCTTGAGCTGGGGCATCACCCCGTTCGGCCCGTGCTTCTCCCGGCGCACCATGAAGTTAGAGCGGAGGCGCGCCTGGAGCTCGCCGTGGCGGCCCGTGCGCTCGTCGACGTACATGAAGTCGGACCCGTCCTTGCGCGTGCCAGTGCGGGTAGCGGAGGGGTTGAAGCGGCTGTTGAAGGAGTCCTCGCTCATCCAGTCGATGCTGTCGTAGCAGAGCCCCTTGGCCATCACGAAAGCCTCGCGTGGCCGGTTGGGCAGGGGCGTGCCGGTGAGGCTCAGGATCGCCCCACAGCGGTCTGCAATCGGGTCCTTGTGATGCTTGTCGCCGCCGCCGAACACAGCCCTGGTCCTGGCTGCGTCGACGGTCTTCAGATAGTGTCCCTCATCGATCACGAGGAGGTCATAGGTTCCCTGGAGCAAGGCGGCGTGGATACCGGCGGTGCGGGCGAGATCGTAGCTCACGATTGTCCAGTTCGCCGTCGGGTGTACCCCGTGGCGGCCCTGGAGGATCGCGTAAATGTTATAGGGCCAAGGCATCGTCGTCCACCGCCTGATCTGTTTCGCCCATTGCAGGCGGATCGAGGCGGGACAGATAACCAGTACCCTTTTCGCAGACACTTCGTTTGCAAAGCAGATGGCTTGTGCAGTTTTGCCCAAACCGGGGACATCGCCGATAAGTGTGTTTTGCCTCTGGAGGGCATAACTTACCCCGGCCTTTTGAAAGGGCCACAGTTCTTCTCCTTCAGGGCATTTGATATGCGCCCCGCTGTCCTTGGCCCAGGAGCCGTCGATGCGGCTCTGAAGCTGAAGGAGCTGGGCGGCGGCGGGCGGCGTGGCATACTGGTGGAAGGCTACGGCGGCGTAAGGCTCCTTAGTCATTAATACCGCTTCCCCCGGGGTAGACGCGGTACTAGACATGTCTAACCCATGTTCCTCAAGGATGCTCTGTATGTCGACGCCGCTAGAGCGGGACACACGTAAGAAAAAGTACCCGTTGGAGGGGTTGTAATCTAAAATCATTTATCCCTCCTCAAATACTCCACCGCGCGGATAAGACGGTCGGGGTCATCATTAAAGTGTCCTAACGCAACGTTGCAGTGGTGGCATAGGAGGCCGCGCACCCGACCAGTTACATGGTCATGGTCTACCCTGAGCTTCTTGAACTGGCCGATCTCCCCTGGTCGAAGACAAATCCGGCATAGGCCGTTCTGGGCCTTGACCATATTGTCAAAGTCTAATTGCGTTATGCCGAACTTATACTGAAGAAGGTAATTTCTTCGTGGCCCGGGCCCCGCGACCTCTCGGCGTTTAATCTGTGCTATTCTACGCACTTCTTTACCATGCTCGGACTGGCGGTATCGTTTTTCAACGGCGGCGCTCGGGCGGCTTCCACTCATTAGGGACGCCCCAGCCGATGCGACAGCCGGTCCTTGTGGTAGCCGTAGCCGGACAAAGGTGGGTTGTAGCCGGACGTGCCGCGGCCCGTGCGCTTGCTCGGCGTCCCGCGGGGGGCATGGGCGGCCCGATAGTCCCGGCCTTGCGAGGCAAGGTGGACGGCGGTGAGGGTTTGCTCAAGCTGGTTCATCGGTGATCCCCGCTCCCTTGGATGACGCCCCGATCCTTGCGGTCCTGAAGCTTTTGCAGATTGGAATTAGCGATGTCGCGGAGGCTATAGCCCATGCTATCCGCGAGGGCGGCGACGAACCACAGGACGTCACCAAGCTCCTTACGGATAAGGGTTTCACGATCCGGGGTCAACCCCTTAGTCGGGTAGTCCTCGTCGCGGATCGCCTTGGCCACGTGGCCTGCCAGCTCCCCCGCCTCCCCGGCCAACCCTAGCGCCTCATAGAGAAACTGCTCGTGCAGGGGCTTGGGGCCGTAGGTGACGAACGCGGACGCCTTGTATTGGTAGTCATTGAGGGTCGTAATGGTCACGAGAACTTCCCCTTCCCGCAGGCGATGATGAACTTGGCGGCGCGGGAGGAGATGCGCTGGGCGAAGTCCCCCGTGCGGGTGTGGAAGGTGAGGACCTTACCCTCATCCTGAAGGATGTGGGCGGCCAGGATCGCCGGGGTGTTTCCGAGCTTAGCGCGGTCGCCGATGCGAGCCTCGCGAGCCCAGGCGTTCACCTTGTCGGCTCGGCTGCAGAGGACGATCTCGCCCTCTTTTGGTGTTTGGTAGCGAGGCATCAGCCTAATCTCCCTTGACTTGGTTTGTCCGTTGGCCCCATATATGTCCCAACCTGCTGAGAGGTTCAAGCAAAAAATGAATAGCCCGCTGAAAAAAGCGGCTCTCGCATACGCAGCGGAGGGCCGCAAAGTCTTCCCTTGCCTGCCAGACAGTAAGACCCCCGCCACGAAGCATGGCTTCCACGACGCGTCGTGTGATCTGGCCCAGGTTGAAGCTTGGTGGACAGACAACCCTTTATATAACATAGCGTGGCAACCCCAGACTGAGGGGCTGTGCTGCATTGACATTGACGGAAGCGACGGAGAAGAAGCCTATGCCGAACTTCAAATCGAGCGAGGATATTTACCAGATACTCTCGAAATCACGACTCCGAGAGGCGGACGGCACCTTTATTTCCGTGGCGATCTCCCCCCGAGCCAATCAAAACTTGCTCCCCACGTCGATACTAGAGGCGGCGGCTCGTATGCGCTTCTACCGCCCTCAGCCCATTCCGGCGGCGAGTACCGGGTCACTTGTGAAAGCGCTCCTGCTAAACTCCCTGTCTGGCCCGGAGAACTCCTAGCCTCGCTGAAGAAGACCAAGGCCGTTGCGGAGATCGAAGACCTCGATCTCCCCTGCAATGTGGACCGGGCTACCGCTTACCTCAAGGCCAAGGTTGAGCGCGGCGAGGCTGCGACCGAAGGGGCGATGGGCGACAAGGAAACTTTCGTCGTCGCCTGCAACCTGCTGAACTTCGGCCTCTCAGACGAGATGGCCTTCGACCTCCTGTCCGAACACTACAACCCTCATTGCAATCCCCCATGGGAAGCAGATGACCTCCGCGTCAAGATCGACAACGCTGCGGCGTATGCCGAGAATGACCGGGGTTCATGGGCGACTTCTCCGGCGTCGGTGTCCTTCGCGGATGCTCTCAGCAGGCTCCCGCCTGAAGACCCGACGCCGGAGAAGGCTCAGAAGTGGCTAAAAGTCCGCGACTTCCTGGCGCGACCTAAGCCCGTCTGGCTCCTCCCCGACGCAATCCAAGAACAATCCACCGTCCTCCTATGGGGACCGCCCAAGAGCTTCAAGACCTACGCCGCCCTCGATATGGCCCTGGTGGTCGCGTCGGGAGTGATCGGGTACGGTCGACCGGCGCAGGCCGGGCGCGAGGTCCTCTATGTGGCCGGTGAAGCCCCCTACGACGTGGCCGAGCGCGCCGACGCCTGGGCCAAGCTGCATGGCTTCGAGGACGTACCCGACACCTTCTCGATCCACGACGGGATGCCTGCGCTTGTGGTCCGCGAGAACGCTCGCGACGATTTCATTCAGTCGATCATCGACATGAGGGTCCGCCCGGCTTTGATCGTCCTCGACACGGCGGCGCGCGCAATGCGCGGCTTGAACGAGAACGACAGCAAGGACGCGGGCGCGTTTGTCGACGTGGTGGACAGCCTGAAGCGTATCTTCGAGTGCGCCGTCCTCGTTATCCACCACGGCGGCAAGGACACCGACACAGGGCCGCGCGGATCCATCGTCTTCACAGCCGACTTCGATACGGTCCACCGTGTCTCACGCGAGGGCACGAAGCAGGCTCCGATCATCTGCATCCAGAACACGGCCCAGCGTACGGCGTCCGAGCGCGAGGAGCCTTGGCGCTTCCTGGGTTCACACGCCCTTGGCCCCCTGGTCTTCTCACCGATGGATAATGGGTCATATTACGCCCATAAGAGCGAGGCGGACCCGCTCGCCCCTAAGAAGATCATCGCCATCTTGAGCAAGTTCTCGTCCCCTGTCGCGACCAACGTCCTAGCCCACGAGCTAGTGGGACAGTTTGAGGATGGTGAGGCGCATGATAGGGCGGCTGAAGCCTGTGGGAAGCTCTTGGTGAAGCGTCACGAGCTAGCCGGGTTCCGCACCGGCCACGGGCAAGGAATGACGTGGGCTACGCCGGAGCTAAATCAGGTTTGAAGCGCCCTGGCGAGCATCTTCATTGACCCAAAGGCGGAGCTCGCGGAATAGATCGATCCGATCCACGTCGGACAGCTTGGCTTGGTCAGCTATCCGCCGCCAGTTCTCGATGAACGTCTCTGCCTTGTCGATGACCACGAAGTCAGCGCCGGGGCTTTCGCGCCCCTGGAACGCTGCGACGACGTTCTCCTCCTCATCGATAATGGCGTTGCTCACGTAGCGCGGGGCGTGCTGAGCGGCCTTGCCCAGTACCGCGATCAGGACGCAGCCGTATTTGGTCTGATTTCCCCTGAGGTGGATCAGAAGGCGTATCTGCCACGGGCGAACGCCAGCTAGGTTGATTGCGGTCATGGGGAGGGTCCATAGAAAAGGGCGGCCTCCATGATAGAGGACCGCCCGGTTCGCCGCAAGCTGTAGGGTGTGTCAGTCGTAGCCGAGCTCCGTGATCCGATAGGCGGTGAGAGATTGGATCGACGGGCCGACGATATTGCAGGCGAGAAGGGCGTCGACGTATGGCCCCTCTACGTCCTTCGTGTCGTGAAGGCCGACGCGGTAGACGCCTGCCTTGCGCTCGGCGCTGAGGGCTTCATCTAAGGCCCAGGCCAGCTTGGTCAGGTGCCCTGCATACTCACGCAGGACGTGGGCGATATTGTTCTCGTTCGTCCGATCTGGGAGCTGGCGGAGATCAGTGGTTCCGTTTGAGTTGTGAGTGGTCATTTGAAAATCTCCAAGAAAAGCTTGATCTGGGCTTCGCGTTCCACCGCACAAGCCGCCGCAGCCGCCGCCGCATCCACCGCAAAAGCCGCCGTATCCACCGCATAAGCCGCCGCAGCCGCCGCATAAGCCGCCGCAGCCGCCGCAGCCGCCGCATAAGCCGCCGCAGCCGCACGAGCCGCACGAGCCGTATCCTCCACCGCACAAGCCGCCGCACGAGCCGCCGCTCGGTTCTCTTCAGTCGGATTATTAATCCAAGCTTGTGTGGCGTCTAAGGCGGCCTGAACTCTAGGGTCTGAGTTCAGGTGAACTGCACGCTGGGCGGAAGCAAGGGCGAATTGAACGCATTGCTTCTTAAGACGTAAGCGCCCCGCTACCCACAATAAGTCTGATATGGTAGCTCCGGCTTCTAAAGCTTGCTTGGCCGTGAGATACTTCTTTCGACCAAAGAGGGCTAAACGCCTACCTGCGTCGCATGGGCTAAAGTCGAGTAGCTCTTCCTTGCTTATCCTGATGGTCATTGGGAAGTCCTCCTTGCGTGGCTAATATTAGGCCAGATCGTGAGGGCGGGTCAAGGACAAAATGCAAAACCCCCCACATTTCTGCGGGGGGTCCTAGCCGGAGGAGCTATCAATGCGTACCACGTATTCCTTCGCGGGAATGGCCTATCTAACCACATGGGCCGGGCGCGTGTCAAACCCTAAAACGCAAAACCCCCCACATTTCTGTGAGGGGCTCAGAGGTAGAGGCAATGCGCTCGATACTGGGCAATGCCGATCCTATTTAGAGGCTCTCCGCACGTGTGTCAACGGGTTCTCAGGTCGGTTTCTCCCGTCTCGTGATCGTATACCCCGATGTCCGCGCCGGAGGCGTCGAACAACTCGAAGCTCTTTAGCTCGCCGAGGTCGTATGTAGAAATAGTCGACCCCCTCTCATTCATGACGTACACCTGACCGCTATTTATAGTCCAGGTTGGTTTCCCTTCGGCGTGGATGGACACCGATGGCGGGTTAGAGAAATACCGCACACGGTCTGCTGAGGTGATAAAATGAGAGCCGTCCACTTCGACGTGCTTTACCCCTAAAGTCATCTTCTTCTCCTTCTTCTTCTAATCCCAAGTTCCACTTGGGGCGGTATCAGTCGGCTGGCGTGTCAACCCCCGCTATACATCGATCTTGGTCGGAGTGTCAACTGGTTCCTTGGGAGGCGGGCCGCCGTCGTCGTGCAGGCGGTCGATTTCAATAGGCTCGATAGGCGTGACGGGCGTTTCTCTTGGCGTGATCTCCGTCCCGTACGGGGGGCGAATGGTCATCGGTCTTCTCCGTTTTTTGGCCGAAGTCCCTTAGTAGCATATCCGCCCTACCCGTGTCACGCTTTAATTCGATGGCGCGGTGAGCGGCTGTGAGGTCGCCTAGTCGCTTGTCCTGGGGGTAGTCACGCATGGGCGGCGCTCCTCTCGACTACCTTGCGGGCGTGGAAGTCGATCCACTTTTCGGTGTAGTTGTGCTCATCGTGGCGGTAGGGGCTGCGGACCTTGCTCGTATCCTTGGCCTTGTAGGAGCTCTTGTGGGTGTAGACGCGCCCCATGATGGAGCCATGGTAGCGGTTCGCAGCTTGCGGGCCGGTGCATCCCATTACCTCACCGACTTCACGCCAGCTCAACCCTTGAACCTTGAGGGCCAGAAGCTGAGCGTCTAAATCCCCGTTCCATTTCATCAATCAAATCTCCTCAGAAGACGATCTGCCCTCTTTGTATCACGGGGCTGAGCCGCGCCAAAGCGATTTCCAGGCGCACGCTCGATCAATATGGATCGGCGCGGCGGGCGTTTGGGGGTCATGGCCGCCCAGTCAACAGGGTCAACGTCATCAGGGCGGGAGCCTTCAAGGCCAGATGAAGAAAAGTTATTACGTTTCAAGGGGATAACTCCACACCCTAATTTTAGGCGCAATGGGGGCTTTGTAAAGCTTAGGTGCTTCAAGCTCCCCTCGGTGCTATTGGGGTTCTGAGGTCCCCTTCAGGGGGGGAGCCCTCATGGTTCTCAATAGGTGACGATGGAGGGAAGTGCCTGAGTATGTCTCACGTTACGAATTTGGACGCAATATGTGAGAGGACCCGTAAGAACTATGGTCATTGCTGAAGGAAGCCGTCCCGCAAGGGGAGGACTTCATCAAGGGCTCCGCAATGGGTGTGGGGTGTGAGATCAATAGGCAAAGAAAAACCCCCTAGTGGTGAGCTAGGGGGCTATTGGGTATCGAGTGTCGAACTACTGAGTGGTTGGCCCTAGAGTGGTTTGCGCTGGAGGAGCCGGGCGAGATCGTCCCGGGTGAGCTTCCGTCCATCTCCTATAGGCGTATGGGGATGGTATGGAGCGGCCAGGGGTGCGAGAGGGACGACGGCGGCGTCTCCGCTACGCTGCGCCGTAGGGATCACGACGCCATTGGCCATGAGGGTTTCATAGATCGTCTTCATGTCAGGCTCCTGCGAGCTTAGCGGCCACCCATCCAAAGACGAGGAAGACGCAGAGAAGGGAAAAGGAATTCCACGTAGCCATGTCACTTTCCTTTCCGAACGATTATCTCGCCAGATGGGTCAGCTAAGCTCGCTGTAGCCACTAAGCTTGACCTTGCTATCGCCTCGTAGGCTCTCAGAGCTTCATCCTCCCGGCGTATCGTACGCTCTGTGGAAGTCAGCTCGTCTCGGTAGCGGTAGGTGAGTAAGTAGGCCATGGTTCAGGCCCTCCCTTTGGTGAGGAACGCCACGCCATCGATAATCAGCTCGGCCCGGCCTTCGGTAATGGCTTCGTAATCAGCCTTGGCCTCATCTTGCGTAGGGGCAATCCACCGACGCAGCTTAGGCGCAAAGGGTTCATTGGAGGTGTAATGCTCCACGATGTAGGTCTTAGGTTTACACATAGCTCTCTCCTTCTAGCTGGTATAACCGCTAGCCTAACCCCTCAGCTCGTATGAACTAAGGGGAAAGGGTAATGGTTAGAAGAAGCGGTAGCCGAGCTCAAAGGCGATGGTCAGGCCAATGACGCCAATCAGGGCGTATGTCGTTACCGCCAAGCATCGTAACTCAAGGTGGGTCATCTTAATCGACCTTTACGGGCCGCCCACTAGAGAACGTGGCGGCGTTGATCCGGTGGAGTATCTTCGCCCGGCGTCTATTGGCCTCTATGTCGGCCAAGGATGTCGAGTAGGTGAGCGAGCCGAACAACCATTTCCACATAACAGCCTCCTAGTGAACGCTGATTTCAGTGAAGAACAATGAAGGCGGGTTGAGAGTGATATTGCCTTCGTCGTCGCACAAGCCCTTGATGGCGTCCGGCCCTTCAATGAACAGGGCTTGGACAGGCTGTGAGCTGAAGCGGTCCTCACCATTCATCGAAACGATGATCGGCGGCGCTTGGCGCTCGGTATCTTGGATTTGGAGAAGCATTGTCGTTCCTCCTTGTAGAGCTTAAGTGCTCTCCAAACCCCTTGGCCCGTAAGCCAAGAGGAAAGGGCAACGCTCAAACGCTATCGCCTTCCTGATCGATGAACCTCACCTCACCATTATTCAGCTTCGTATAGACGCATTCTTGGCGGGCTTGGATGCAGAACCCTCGAACGAGCTGCGTCCAATCTAACACGCTCCAGTCAGCCGCTACATGATAGCGGACGCTCTCGTCATCGTATTCCTTGCCTTCGCTCGCCCACACTCCGTTCACGCTCTCATAGGTGAAACCGCCGAAGACCCTTATGAGGCTGATCCTTACAGCTCGGTGCAGCTCTTGAAGGCTCTTACCCTCATTGTCACGGCGTGGAAGGATGAAGCTTTGTTCGGTACGCATTGGCTTATCTCCTTGTTATAACTCATACAAACGCACACATGACGTATGCGTTTGGGGAGCTATCCCGTATTCTCATTCACAATGTCAAAGAACGTATATCGATTGCCCTCCTGTATGCTCCCTATTCGTTAATAGCAAGCTAACGCACCCCACCCATCGATCACGTATTGTTACATGCCTTATCGTTTATCGATGAATGTGGCCTACCTCACCTCTCCCATATCGGGCAAATGCATACACGCGCACATATCCATAGAGTGCGTCTATGAGCCGTCATCTTGTTATATCGAAGGCGTCCCTAGCTGCATAAATGTTCGGCTCGGGTAGGGGGGTGTATGCCGGGGCACCCCCTTGATCGGGTCGACCGATCTCTGTGCCCCCGCTTGCATTTACGCGCGGATTTTATCGGGAATTGGGACAAGTTGTCACAGGGTGTGACAATAGCGCACAGGCAAAATCCCAGGACGGGGAAGGGTTGACCTAGCGATCCGCGGCTGTTAAATCTCATGTCATGTCTAAGACCCCCTCCGAAGATGACCTGTCGCCTACGATGAAAGCTCTGACCGAACGTCAGCGGGCGTTCGTCGATCACTACGTCGAGACAGGGGGCATGAAGCCCCTGGCGTCGGCCAAGGCGGCGGGATACGCGGAAGGGGAGGGAACCAGCTCATCAGCCCTGGCCGTAGCGACCCACCGGCTCGTTCACAACACCCGCGTCATGGCGGCGGTGAAGGAAGAAGCCGACCGGCGGTTACGGATGGGGGTCGTGCTCGGCGCGTCCATCGTCATGCAGATCGCCGCGGACCCGATGCACAAGGACCAATACAAGGCCGCCGTCCGCCTCCTCGACCACGCTGGGCTCCTGATCGAGCACAAGCAGGTGATCGAGGTGACGCACAACATCTCCGAGAAGGAGAAGATCGAGGAGGTCAAGCTCCTGGCCCAACAGCTCGGTCTTGACCCCATGAAGCTTCTCGGGCACGCTGGCGTCGTAACCGATGCGGAGTTCGTCCCCGTCGTCAAAGACACATGGGAGGATTGATCGATGCGTATGTTCCGTCTCCTACAGGCCCTCGCCCTGGTCATCATCGTCCTAGCCGCCGTCATCTTCATCGCGAGGAACGTACAATGAAGACCCATTGGCTCCCCTTTCCAGATGAGCATGACTACCCAGCGGCGGAGAGTTACCTTAGCCTCCTCATGCCACCCCATATCGCGGATAGCATAGTCGAGCAGCTACGCGGCGGCCCGATGTACGTTTTCAAAGCGAAGGACATTTTCAGGGCATCTCGATTGCCACTACTAGGGGTCAGCAATAGCCATGTCCAGAAGAACATCGAGAAGATCAAGTCGGAGAAGAAACTCTCGCCGGTCCTTCTGGTTCGTGCTGACGATGGGCTTATTGTTGCGGATGGCTACCATCGCGTCTGCGCCGTCTACACATTCGATGAAGACGCCCTCATCCCTTGTAAGATCATCTAGGAACCTTGGATATGAAACTCGTCAAGATCATCTGGGAAGACAGCGTTGGGAACAACGGGGGCTGGATGAACCGAGCCCACGCCGAGGACATGTGCCCGCATATCCACACCTCCATCGGCTACGTCATCCGCGACGAGCCGGAGGAGAAGTTCATCACCATCGCCGCCACCCTCGGTAACGCCGGGGCCGACGGGCCTGGGGAGTACCTCGACGGCGTAGTCTGCATACCGCGGTCTGCGATCCTCGACACGGAGGTCATCAGTGGCTAAGCTCGCACTCGTCAAGGCCATGTCCAGGCTGGCCACCCGCAACACCGTGAAGGCTTCCTTGACGGGCGTGCATGACTGCCTCGCGGCGGCCACCATGATCGAGCGGACCATCATGGCTCTCGGGACGGACTACCCTATCCACAACTCCGTAGCCTATCGGATGGGCCTGTTGACGTGGCTCAAGTACCATGGCGAGCCCTGGGTGGAATGTGACTGACCTCGACAAGACACTCGAAGCCCTGCGTCTGGCCGCGGAACGGAAGCGGTTCCGGAAGATCGATTTCTTCTACCCGTACCCGAAGCAGCAGGAACACATGGACGCGGGCTGCTGGGCTCGTGAGCGCCTACTCATGGCGGGCAACCAGAACGGCAAGACCTACTGCGGCGGCGCGGAGGCGACCTACCACCTCACCGGCCAGTACCCCGAAGACTGGATGGGCCGCCGGTTCGATCACCCCATCCGCATGTGGGTCGTAGGCGAGACGGGCACCGTCACCCGTGACGTCCAGCAGAAGTACCTCTGCGGCACCCCTGGCGTCGAGGCCGACTTCGGGACCGGCCTGATCCCCAAGGAGCTGTTCGTCGAGAAGCCCTCCCTCTCCCGCGGGGTGACGGACGCCTTCGATACGATGCAAGTCAAGCACTTCACCAACGGCGTCTATGACGGCACGTCGACGGCCATCTTCAAGACCTACGAGCAGGGCCGGACCAAGATGCAAGGCGACAGCATCGACTTCTTCTGGTGCGACGAAGAACCGCCCGAGGACATCTATGCCGAAATCCTGACCCGCACCGTGGCCACCAAGGGCTCGGGGATGATTACCTTCACCCCCCTGAAGGGTATGTCGAACGTCGTCATGCGCTTCATCGACGGCCAGAGCCCTGACCGTCACGTCACCATCATGACCATCGACGACGCCCTCCATATCTCGAAGGAGGAGCGCGACAAGATCATCGCGGGCTACCTGCCACACGAGCGGGAGGCGCGGGCGCGCGGCGTCCCCATGCTCGGCTCAGGCCGCATCTTCACGACGCCCGAGGACGCCATCTCGGAGCCGGACCTCACCTACCTCCCGCCGCACTGGGTCAAGCTCTGGGGGCTAGACTTCGGCATCGGCCACCCCTTCGCCGCGGTCCTCATGGTTTGGGACAAGGATAACGACGTCGTTCATGTCATCAACGGCTTCCGCATAGCTGACGGCCTGCCCATCACCCACGCCTACCGGATGCGCCAGATCGGCGCGGCTGTCCCTGTTGCTTGGCCCCAGGACGGCACCCAGCGGGACAAGGGCTCGGGCGACCAGCTCGCCAGCCTCTACAAGAAGCAGGGCCTCGCGATGATGGCTGACCACGCCACATGGCCGGAAGGGGGCAACTCCACCGAAGCCGGGATCATGGAGATGCGGGAGCGCATGGAGACGGGCCGGTTCAAGGTCGCCGCCAGCCTGAGCGAGTGGTTCGAGGAGTACCGCATGTACCACCGCAAGGACGGGATGATCGTCAAGCTCAAGGACGACTTGCTCTCGGCCACGCGGATCGCGCTCATGATGAAGCGGTACGGGCGGCAGGTAGCGTTGGGCGGCATCTTCTCCGGCAAGCACCACCGCCGAGCTATTGCTAAGGGAATTGACTTCGATCCTTTTTCGGGGCAATAGTACCCATATCTCAGCCGTCAACGAGGCCACCCTATGCACGCCCTCATCCTCACCATCGTCCTATTCTTGTCCAACGGCCAGACCCAGGTTCACTTATTCGTTCAGGAGGAAGCGGGGTCCAGGGACGTCGCCATGCAGGCGTGCAAGTCCAGCATCCCCGAGTTCTACAAGCTCCTCGGCGCGACGAACAAGGAAGACCCGTCCATCAGCATCGCTGATGTCCAGGGCGTCTGCACCTTCGTCGAGGCGGGCCAGCACACGTAATGCCTGGCAAAGGTCAATCCCTCAAGAACGTCAGCGCCGTTCAATCCCTGGCCCTGGGGGACCGCGTGAACGCGCAGAACACCCCGCAAGAGAACGCGATGATAAACGCTGGCGGCCCGACCTACGGGGCTTTCGGTGAGATCGACACGACCCTCTCCCCCGCCGTCCGCGCCCTCCTCGGCAAGACCGGCAGCAATAGCTCACAACAAGGCGGCCTGTAAGTGGCGAATGTAATCCTCCAGAAGCCCGTCTCCCGTGATTGGGAGGAAGCCTACGAGGAGTGCATGCGGCTCTGGTCGCAGGTACAGCTCTATCGCAACACCACCGCGGCCCAATGGGAAGAGGTCGCTGAGCTGATCCTCCCCACCAGCCGCAACACCTTCTTCTACGGAAACTACAACTGGCCGGGTCAAAAAAAGACCGACCGCCAAGTAGACGCTTCTGGCATGATGGCCCTCCACCGCTTCGCCGCCATCTGCGACAGTCTGCTGACGCCTCGCAACATGACATGGCACGGGCTGGCCGCATCGAACGATGATGTCCAGAAGAATCGTGACGTCCGCCTCTGGTTCGAGAACGTGACCCGCATCCTGTTCAAGCAAAGGTATGCACCCATTGCGAATTTCGCCGCTCAGAACCAGAACAACTATCAGAGCTTGGGGGCCTTCGGAACCGCAGGCATGTTCGTCGACCAAGCCGTCGGTGAGGACGGAAAGCCCCTCCGAGCTCTGCGCTACAAGTCAGTTCCCCTCGGTGAGCTGTACCTTATGGAAAACCATCAGGGGCTCGTCAACGGCTTCATCCGCTGGTTCCGGCTTACCGCCCAGCAGGCCGCCGACCTCTTTGGGCGCGACAAGCTGCCAGAGGGATTGCAAGAGGCCCAGGGCGCTAAGTCACAGACGCCGCACAACTTTCTGCACGTCGTCATGCCGCGGAAGAACTTTGACCCCTACCGCTTAGACTTCAAGGGCAAGCCCTTCGTCTCCTACTACATCTCCCTGGAGGCGCGGTGCGTGATCGAGGAAGGCGGCTACTCGACCTTCCCCCTAGCGGCCAGCCGCTACGACCAGACCCCCGGCGAGACGTATGGCCGCTCCCCGGCAATGATGGTCCTCCCGGCCCTGAAGACCCTGAACGCCCAGAAGCGTGTGTTCCTGAAGCAAGGCCACCGCGCAGGCGACCCAGTTCTCCTGACGGCTGACGACGGCCTAATGGACATGAACATGACCCCTGGTGCGATCAACACGGGCGGCGTCAACTCTGATGGTAAGCCGCTGGTGCATGTCCTCCCGACCGGCGACATTCAGATCAACAAGGAGATGATGGACGAGGAGAAGGCTCTCATCAACGACGCCTTCCTCGTCAGCCTGTTCCAAATCCTCACCGAGACGCCCACGATGTCGGCTACCGAGGTGATCGAGCGCACGAACGAGAAGGGCATCCTCCTCGCACCCACCGTCGGTCGCCAGCAGTCCGAGTACCTTGGCCCCATGATCGACCGGGAGATCGACCTCCTCTCGTCGATGGGTCTCCTTCCGCCCATGCCCGGCCTCCTGAAGGAAGCCAAGGGCGAGTACGATACGGTCTATACCAGTCCCCTGTCCCGCGCCGCCCGCGCCCAAGAAGTCGCTGGCTTCCTCCGCACGGTCGAAGGCGTCAAGGAGCTGGTGAACATCACCCAGGACATGAGCTTGATGGACCCGTTCGACTTCGATACCGCCATCCCGGCGATGGCCGAAATCCAAGCGGTGCCCGAGAGCTGGATGGCGAGCGACCAGAAGATCGCCCAGAAGCGCCAAGCACGCGCCCAGGCCACGGCCAAGCAACAGCAAATCCAAGCCATGCCCGCCCAGGCCGCTATGATGAAGGCCCAGGCCGCTGTAGCGCCCCAGGGCCAGCCGCAACAAGGCGGCCCGCCC